CTTTCAATCCTCGCGCAAAAGAGAACAGAAAGAAATGTCAAATAGTGACAATTATTGCCTTGCAATAATGTCAAATTTAGACATTATTCTCGGGTGTGGCCTCGAATGAAGCGCACAAATTTATAAATGTTTGTTTGAAAACAGGCCGGGAGGGGACGATGACCCGAAAACAACGTGCGCGACGTCAGTTTTACGTCGATTTGATGGTGGGTGGGGTGCTGGGGGGCGCGATATTCGCCACCTATGGCGCCGTCCAGGTGGCGCTGGCGTGGTGTTGCCAGGTGCGGGTGCCATGAACGCCACCACAGACAGCCCCCAACAACAGGAGCCCGTCCATGCCCAGTGCTGAATGTCGCATGACGTCTCGCCCAGACCCCGAAACCGTCAAGCGCGAGGGTTGGCGCGATCAGGGAATTTTGGTGATCAGCCTCCACGACCCGCGCCTGAGTTGGCCGGACGTCGAATGGATCCGCCAATTGGGCACCAAATTGTATGGCCCGCGAAAGGACCAAACATGAATAAATCCATCGGCCCGACCCGTGAAACCCAAGCCAAATTGCGCACATCGGTGATTTCAAAACTGGCCCAGGCCGGGCGCCTGGATGCGTTTCAACGCCAGGCGGCGGATGAAATCGCAACCATCTATATGGCGGTAATAAGGTCCCTGATGCCGCACCGCGACTTTGACGCCGTGGTCGTGGATGGCGGCGGAGCCTCCTACGCGACACCGTTGGAACGGATGCCGGCAAAAGTCTATGACGCCTATACACATCACTATCGACCATGGGCCAAAGGGGCAGGGACGCGCCTGTTTACCCGCGATGTGTCCGGCGGACGGGTGACGGTTTTGCAATTGGTGATCGATGTCGCCGTGGAAAATTGGGGCCCCAGTCAACTGGAAACCCGCTACGGCGTGCCCCGTGGAAAAAGCCTGGTAACCAAAACCTTGCAAGCCGCCCTCAATGATTACTGCCAAACGGCAGGGTGGCACAAACCCACCTGAACAAAAGCCCCCCAGTAAACCGGGTGCGCCCGGTGCGCCCGGTGCGACCGGTGCGACCGGTGCGACCGGTGCGACCGGTGCGGGGGAAGTGTTGCGGATGCCTTGATCTGCCTCGCGCAGGTGGGAAAATTTCTTTATTTTGTTTTTTTGAAAAAAACGTCTTGACGGGCGGCGCGGGGTTTGCCATGATCCAGGCACATTAGAGATTTGCGTCCGCACCATCGGAAAGGTGGCGGGCGTTTTTTTGTGAGCGGATTTTCGTTCGTGGTATTTTTACGCTTTTTACACCCGCTGATCACAGCGGGTTTTTTTGTGCCTGGAGAAACGCGGTGATCAAGAAAAAAAACGCCGCACCAAAATGCGTGGCCATGACCCGCAAAGCAACCCCGTGTTCCTTTAAAGCCGTGATCAATGGCCGCTGTAAACGCCATGCCACACCGGACGCGGTGGGCGCACCGGACGCGGTGGTCGCACCGGACGCACCGGACGCGGTGGTCGCACGGGTCGCGGTGGTCGCACCGGACGCACCGGACGCACCGGTCGCACCGGTCGCACCGGAGGCGGGGCGCATTTCGGGTGGGCGGGGGCTTTATGGTTCGGCCCTGGATGAAGACGAGCGTGCCGTATGGGCATCGATCCCGGTGGGGGATCTCAACGACGAAATCAAATTGCTCAAGGTTCAAGTGGCCCGCGCGTTGAATGAAAAAAACCCTGCCGGGTTGAACCGCGCATTGCAAACCCTGGCCACCTTGGAGCGCACCCGCATGGCCTTGGCCCAGGATCAAGACCCTGCCGACGAAGAGCAAATAAAACCCAAAGATCGCGCCCAGCGCCTGCTGGAATTGGTGAAATCCGCAAGCGCAAATCGATCCGCTTGAAACACTCAATCGGGCCGCAACCGGGGTTTGCGGGGTTTGATTCTGCGCATTTGGAACAATTGAGCGCGTTGTTGGAGCATCCTTTGTGGGAGCCGTGTTCGATCCCTCAGATCATCGCGCTGATCAGTCCCGCCGATGTGGTCGGCTACGGCGGGGCGGCGGGGGGCGGCAAGACCGATCTGGAATTGGGCTGCGCCATCACCCAGCACACCCGGTCGCTGATTTGCCGCCGTGAGGCGGTTCAACTGGAAGGTTTAACCGACCGCGCCAAGGAAATTGTCGGGACGGCCAGGAATTTTAACGGCACCGAAAAGCGTCTGCAATTGGGGCGTGGCAGGTTCATCAAGTTTGGCTCCATGAAAGGACCCGACGATTGGCGCAAATACCAGGGCCGGGCATACGATTTGATGGCATTCGATGAAACCGCGCATTTTCTGGAACACCAGGTGCGCACCTTGATGGGCTGGAACCGCACCGCAGACCCCGGGCAGCGATGCCGGGTGTTGATGGGCTTTAACCCGCCGACCAATGCCGAAGGCGCGTGGTTGATCGGTTTCTTTGCTCCGTGGCTGGACGACACCCACTCCAACCCGGCCCGGCCTGGTGAGTTGCGCTGGTTTGTGACGGATGAAAACGGCAAAGATCTGGAAGTGACCGGGCCGGACCCGGTGGACATTGAGGGGCGCAAACGCAACCCCAAAAGTCGCACCTTCGTCCCGGCCCGGATCGAAGATAACCCGCATTTGATGGGAACCGGATACGTGGACACCCTGGATGCTTTACCCGAACCGTTGCGCTCGATGATGCGCGATGGAAATTTTTCCGCCGGTCAGGACGACGACGAGTGGCAGGTGATCCCCACCGCGTGGATCAAGGCCGCTCAAGACCGCTGGACGGCGGATGGCGGGCGCGGCGTGGACATGGACAGCTTAGGCCTGGATCCATCGCGCGGCGGGCGCGACGAAACGGTGATTGCCGCGCGCAACGGTCACTGGTTTGCGCCCTTGAAAACGTATCCCGGAAGCGCCGTGCCCGATGGCCCGACCGCCGCCGGGTTGGCGATGGCGATGGTCCGCGACGGCGCGCCGATCCACGTCGATGTGATCGGCATTGGCGCCAGCGTGTACGACCATTTGAGCGGCGCGGGCGTGCTGGCGTTGCCGGTCAATTGCAGCGCCGCCAGCGGTGCCCGGGATAAAACCGGTGTTTTTGGCTTTCGCAATGTGCGTGCGGAACTCTGGTGGCGTATGCGCGAAGCTTTGGACCCGTCCGGTAATTGCCTTATGGCCTTGCCGCCCGACCGGGGCCTGTTGGCCGATTTGGCTGCACCTCGGTGGAAATACCTGGCCGGTGGCAAGGTCCAGATCGAAGCCAAGGACGACATTAAAAAGCGCTTGGGCCGCAGCCCCGACCGGGGTGACGCGGTGGTCAATGCGCTGATCGAAACGCCCAAAGAGGGCACCAACCTTAAAGGCCCAACGGGCGGGGGTGAATTCTGATGGCAACAAGCGACGCAAATATGAAAAACGCGATGAAGACTAAAACCCGCACTTCAAAACGGGCCGACCAGGCGCTGTTGACAGAAGCCCGGGCGCGCTATGCAAAATGTGTCCTTGACGAACGCGAAAACCGCGAAGAAGCCTTGAAAGACGCTAAATTTCGCGCCGGCGATCAGTGGGACGACGATATTAAAGTGCAACGCAAGGCCGATGGCCGACCATGCTTCACCATCAATCGGTTGCCGCAATTTATCCGCCAGATCACCGGCGACATGCGTCTGAACAAACCGGCCATCAAGGTGGTGGCGGACGATGGCAACACGGATCCGTATTTGGCGCGGATCATGGCGGGTCTGATCCGCAATATCGAAAGCCGGTCGCGCGCGCGCATGGCGTACATCAAAGGGGCCGACAACGCGGTCACCGGCGGGCTGGGTTTTATCCGCGTGTTGACCGAATACACCGATGACGAGGTGTTTGAACAAGACATCCGTATCAAAGCCGTTTCCAATCCGTTTTCAATCTATTATGACCCCGCAGCGGTGGAGCACAGCCGCCAGGACGCAAAATTCTGGTTTGTCACCGAAATGGTTGACCGGGCCGAATTTGAAGCCGAATACCCCGGGAAATCGGTTAAGGATTTCGCTGAAAACGAGGGCGAATACGGCGACTGGTACGGCGGCGACAAGGTGCGCAAGGCCGAATACTGGCGGCGTGTGAAAGACGGCACCAAAGTCATCGCCCAATTGGCGGACGGCAGCGTGATCGACACCACCGTTACCCCGGGTTGGCAGGCGCTGCAAGTCGTCAATACCCGCACCGTGCCGCGCTGGAACATTGAACAGTATGTGATTTCCGGGGCGGAGGTTTTGGAAGGCCCGAATTTGTGGGCGGGAAAGTATTTTCCGTTTGTTCCGGTGCTGGGCGAAGAGGTTCACATCGGCGATAAAGTGGTCCGTCATGGCATTGTGCGCGGTGCGCGCGATCCGCAAAAGCTGTTCAATATCTGGCGGTCCGCCGGGGCCGAGTTGGTCGCATTGGCCCCCAAAACGCCGTTTATCATCGCCGCGGATCAGTTGCAGGGGTATGAAAAATACTGGAACCAGGCCAACAACAAAAATTATCCGTATCTGCCCTACAAAGCCCAGCCCGGCGCACCGGTGCCGCAACGCCAGGCCCCGCCACAGCATTCCCAGGGGATCTTGCAAGAAGGTGCTTTGGCCGCCGATGACATGAAATCCACCATGGGCATCCACGATGCCGCACTGGGGGCCAGGTCCAACGAAACCTCAGGGGTCGCCATCACCGCCCGGCAACACGAAAGCGACGTCAGCACGTTTGTCTATATCGACAACCTCAACAGTGCGATTGAACACGTTGGTGCGATCCTGGTCGACCTGATTCCGCGCATTTACGATACCCCACGGATGATCCGGATCTTGGGCGATGACGGAAAAGAAGAATTCGCCAACCTGTTGGGGCCGAATTTCGATGCGGACGCGGGCACCGTGAAGATGCTCGACCTTGCCCGGGGCAAGTATGACGTGAACATTGAAACCGGACCAAATTTCAGCACCCGACGCGCCGAAGTGGCGGCAACGATGATGAACTTTGCCCGCGCGGTCCCCGCCGCGGGGGCCGTGATTGGCGACCTGATTGCCAAAAATCAAGATTGGCCGGGGGCCGATGAAATTGCCAAACGGCTGCAAAGAATATTGCCGCCTGAATTGCGCGACGGCGATGTTTCCCCGCCGCCGCCACCGTCCAACCCCTTGGCGGCGTTGACGGTGGCGACCAAACAGGCCGGCCTTGAAGGCAAAAAACTGGACAATGCCAAAAAACAAATGGACGTGGTCAAAAAGCAAATGGAACTGGCCGAACAACGGCGCACTTTAAGTTCGCCCCAACGCTAACGTCCCAGCCCTGATGTCCCGCCTGGCCGAAGGCGAGGGGGCGCAGACCGACCCGTGCCAGGACCTGCGGTCCTGGGCGGGTTTTTTTAATGCCCGGTTCGCCGGGTTTCAACCCAAACCAAATGTGAGGTAAAGACCGATGTCAAACGAGAAAAAGCCCGACGTAAAGCCGACCGTCGCCCGGCGCGATACGCGGTTGGCGGACGAAATCGTGGCGGATGTTCACGTCCCCGCCAATCTTGATGGGGGACACCGCGCGGCACAAAACACCAATCCGCTGCGCGCGGCGAATGGGGTCCAACCAAACGCCACCCGGCCAACGGGGACCGTCCCCAAAACCCTGCCTCAGGACGATAGCTCATCGGATGGTGGCGTGGACACGCAACCCGACATGGCGAAACGCAAGCGTTCACGGCCCGGAAAAGCCGAGCGTGAACTTGCCAGACTGGAAAGTCAAAACGCCGTCCTGCGGTCCCGCATTGAGGACTTTGAAAGCCAATCGACCGGGGCGAACGCGTCAAGCCATGATATTGGCCAAGGCCGCGTGACAGCGCCCCCCCAGGCGGATGATTTTGGGAATTATCAAGATTACCTGATGGCGCTGGTGCAGCACCAAACCCGCACCGCGGTGCGTGGTGAACTGGCCGCTGAACGTCAAGCCCGCGCGATCAAAGAAGCCGAACAAGAACAGCAAGCAATGTTTAGCCAATATCAGGCGCGGGTGGGCGATGCGTCCGAGCGTTATCCTGATTTCAACGCGGTGGTTAGCCGCCCGGACATCCCGCTAGCTGGCCATCTCGAACAGGCGATCTTGAGTTCCGAAATGGGGCCGGACCTGGCTTATCACCTTGGCTCCAACCCGAACGTGGCGGAACAGTTGGCAGGTTTATCGCCGCTTAATGCCGTTCTTGAACTGGGCCGGATCGAAGCGCGCCTGAGCGCCGAACACACCACGTCCAAACCCAAACCCACCACCGCCCCCGCGCCGGTTCCAACCGTTGGCGGCACCACCGTTGCAACTTTGGACCCGGAACACATGAGCATGGACGAATACCGCAAACACCGTGCGGGCGGCTGAACCCAAACAGAAGGATTTAAATGATGGTAAACACACTTTTGACTCCCAGCGTCATCGCCAAAGAGGCCTTGATGCAATTGGACAACAATCTTGTCCTGGGCAACAACGTCCACCGTGAATACAAAAATGAATTTGCCAAGGTTGGCGACACGGTGTCGATCCGCAAACCGGTGAAGTTTTACACCGCCGATGGCGAAACCCGCGTGAACCAAGACGTCGAAGAAGGCAACACCGCGATCAAAATCGACCAGCGCAAACACGTCTCGTGGGGCTTTTCGTCTCAGGATTTGACGCTGTCGATTGAACATTATTCCGAACGTTACATCCAGCCGGCGATGATCACGCTGGCCAACACCATGGACCAGATCGGGCATGGTTTGTACAAGGATTTTTGGAATGTCACCGGCACGCCGGGCGTCACCCCGGGGACCTTTAAAAGCCTCGGCCTGTCCGCCCAGCGGATGGATGAAATGGCGGTTTCCCGCGACAGCCGGGTGGCGATGTTGAACCCCGCAGCGGCGTGGAGCATCGCCGCCGACCAAACCGCTTTGTACATGCAAGACAAAGCCAAAACCGCTTACGAAGAAGCCCGGTTGGGCCGCATCGCGCGGTTTAACGTGTTTGACAGTCAAAACATCCAAAGCCACACCGTGGGGGTTATGGGCGGGACGCCGTTGGTCAATGGCGCGGCGCAAAACGTCACCTACGCGGTGGCCAAACAAAGCAATTCTCAAACCCTCAATACCGACGGCTGGGCGTTGAGCGTCGCCGGGGTTTTGAAAGCCGGTGACACCTTTACCATTGCCGGTGTTTATGCGGTCAACCCGGTGCCGGGCGAGGGGGCGACGGGCAAAACCGCGATGAACTATCTGCAACAGTTCGTTGTCACCGCCGACGCGACGTCGGATGGGGCCGGGGTGGCAGCCCTGACCATCAGCCCGGCGATCATCACCAGCGGGCCATACCAGACGGTGAGTGCGGCCCCCGCCGACAACGCCGCGATCACGGTTTTGGGGGCCGCCGGCACGGCCTATCCGCAAAACATGACGTTCCACAAAAACGCCATTGCCCTGGTCAGCGTGCCGTTGGAAATGCCCGACGGTGCGGCGTTTAAGGCCCGCGAAACCCACGGTGGCCTGTCGGTGCGGGTGGTCAAGTCTTACGACATTGATACCGACAAGGACATCATCCGCATTGACGCGTTGTTTGGCTGGAAGACCATCTACCCTGAATTGGGCGGACGGATTACGGGCTAACACGGGCGTTCAAACGGGGGCGGTCGAGGCCGCTCCCGTTTTTACCTTCTCACAAACAGGAGTTTCCCATGACACGCCCGACATACATGTACCGTTTGAACACTCGCGGCGACACCGAAAGCCGTGTTTTTGATGCCAACCACGACAATTTTTCTCATGACACCAAGGGTTGGGTCTGTAGTCCGGCAGATTTGAACTTGGTCGCCGCTGGACCGCGCAAGCGCAAGGCGGGCTCCGCCAGGCGCAAGGCCGACAACGACGCACAGGCGGTTTCCAACACCGGGTCCAACATTGGGGGCAACCATGGCAACCGCGCGTGATGTGATTAGCGGGGCGTTGAAACGTCTTCAAGTGCTGGCGGCGGGGGAAACCGCCGCCAGTGAAGACGCCAGCGATGCGTTGTGGGTTTTCAACCGCATGTTGAGCGGTCTCAAGCACGAAGGCGTTGATTTGAACATCACGGCTGATTTGGCCTTGAATGACACCGTGCCGGTCAACCTTGAAGACCTTGAGGCGGTGGAGGCAATTTTGACCGCCAAGTTGGCCGACAGCTACGAAAAAAGCCTGTCGCCGGTGCAGGCGTTGCTGGCCGATGACGGGGTGAAGGTTTTGCAAGCGGCCTATGGCAGCCTGCCCGTTTTGAGTGTCGATCCCGCGTTGATAAGGATTTAAATTATGTCGATTTTAGCCAGTCTCCGCCCCGCCAAATCTCTGGCCGATATGGCATCCGCTGGTCAGGCAGCTCCACAGCAAAACAGCCTGCGCGGATTGCTGATCGGGCAAGGCAGTGGCAGGGACAAAGGAGGGCTTGAACAGCTGGGCATCAAGGCCGCGCAGGCCGCCCAAGAAGCGCAAGCGGCAGAACAGGCGCAATACCAGCGGGATCGGCAAATGGCAGACCCGCTTGAGAAATACCTTGATCCGAGCATTGTTGAGCGTGGCAACATGCCGTGGTCGCCGTGGGGAGCCACAAAGGAAGGCGAGGTCAAGATTGCCGTCCCTGAATCTGTTTTAAGCCTTGCGCGGTCCCTAATGCTCCCCGGGCGCGTTGCGCAAGGTTACAACCCGACGCCCGAAGAGATCACCAGAATGGCGATGGACACAGGGATGGCGGGCGGGTTCTCGTCGGCTATTGGTGGTGTTCCTGAAAACTCTCTTGGAATGTTTCTTACGACCATAAGACCATCATCGTGGGCTGTAAAATCCGGCGACAAATCTATGCGTGTTTTCAGGAACCCAACAAAAGAGGAATTAGTTGAACAGACAAATGGTGGAAAAACACTTCGCGTGCTGAAATATTCCGATGGCACTATTGATACTTGGCCAGCAGACAAGATGCTGCACGGCGAAATGGCACAAGAGCTTATATCACGCGGGAAGGTGTCAGAAAAACAACTCAAAAACGTCGAGTCTTTGTTTTACGACGCCGATACAGGATTCTATTCACAATGACCAATTTTGTCGGCGAACTTATTGCTTATGTAAATTGTGCGGCCAAGCGTCGGGCTGTCCTCAATCTCTACGGTGCAACACAGGCTCATAATATCAACGCACAATCCGGCAGGACCCGGGATAGGCGTTTCTCCTGTTTCCCATCTTTGAACTGTACGAATCCCAACTTCCAGCACTTCGGCAAGTTCCTTTTGCGTCAGGTCAAGAGTCTTACGGTAACGCCTAAAATCATCAGGATTCATTGTGTTTTCCCTCGTTTGCGCAACGTACAACATTGCGCCATTTTGGCGTATAGGTAAATTAAATTATGGCAATCCTTTCCTCCCTTCGCCCTTCAAGGCCGACCAAGTCGTTGGCCGACGTGGCCTATATGCCGCCCGGTGCCCCCGTTGGTCAGTCTGGCCCGCAAAAAAACTTGCGCAAGCTGTTGATCGGGCAAGACGGTGGCGGCGGGCTTGAACGGCTTGGCACCATCGGTGGGACGGCAAAGGAGCCGGGGTTGGCAGAAGAAGCCTATGCCCGGATCGGCAATTTGCCGCTGGGGGTGCAGGGCAGTTTGGCGGTGGTCGGTGCCTTGACCGGAATGCCGTTGGGCATGGTCGCCACGGGCGTGAACAGTGCCTTGAACGTGGATTATATGAACCAGGCCTTTGATGAATTTGGCGTCACACGCCCGGGTGCATGGGATCAGGCGGGGGCGCTTATCTCGCCGGAATATGCCCAGGAACAAACCTTGGGCCTGTTTGACAACGACGCGCAAAATTACAATGCGCTGTTGGGCGGAACGCCGTTTGGGAATTTCGGTGAGGGCTACGACTGGCGACAAGAAGCCGCCGCCCAAGCCGCCGCCGAGGCTGTCCAGACGGCCCGCGATAAACAGGCCGGAGTGGCGCGTTTTGACGCTTATGGTAAGGACCGCGATGCGCCCGGATACATCAGCTCAAGTGGATTTGGCGGCGGCAACGATGACCGCATGAGCAGCCAAGACACCATTGACTCCTATGACCGCGCCGCCTCATCGGGCAGTGCGGCTTAAGATTGGAAAATTGTCATGCGCATTCCCCTGGCGGTCAACAGTTATCAGGCCCGTTCAAAGCCGTTATCGGCGCAACGTCTGGTCAATTTGTACCCGGAAACCTCGCCGCCCGATGCCAAGTCGCGGGTGGTCTTGATCGGCACCCCCGGCTTGGCGCTGTTCGCCACCGTTGGCACCGGCCCGGTGCGGGGTTTGCAGCGCATGAACAATGTTCTGTATGCGGTCAGCGGGATCGAAGTTTATAAAATCGCGGCGGACGGCACGGCCACCAAACTGGGCGATGTCACGGGCAGCGGCCCGGTGAGCATGGCCGACAACGGCAGCCAATTGGTGATCGTCGGCGATGGCAAGGGGTGGGTCTGTGATGGGGTGACCGTGGTGCGGATCACCGATCCCGATTTTCCCCCACCGTCGTCGGTGGCGTGGGTTGATGGCTATCATGTGTTCACCCGGGTCGACACCGGGCAGTTTTTCATTTCCAGCCTGTACGCGGCCACGACCTATGATGCGCTGGATTACGCCACGGCGGAAAGTCTCCCCGACAACGCGGTGGCGGTGTTTGTCGATCACCGCGAGGTGTGGGTCTTCGGCGAGCATTCGGTTGAGGTGTGGTTCAACTCCGGCAATGCGACATTCCCGTTTGAACGGGTCACCGGGGCATCTTTGGAACGGGGCTGCGGGGGTCGCTATACCATCGCAAAGGTGGACAATTCGGTGTTTTGGCTGGGCGAGGACAACATTGTTTATCGGGCCGATGGTTACACCCCGGTGCGCATTTCCACCCACGCCATTGAATACGCCATCGCCAAGGCCGGGGGCCAGCCGCGCGGCTGGACGTACACCCAGGAAGGCCACGCGTTCTATGTGTTGAGTTACGCGGATGCGACCTTTGTGTTCGATGCCACCGTGGGCCTGTGGCATGAACGCCAAAGCCATAACCTGGCGCGTTGGCGGGTGGATTGCGGGCAGGTGTGTTATGGCCAAAACCTGGTCGGCGACCATGAAACGGGGCAGGTTTATGCGCTGGATTTGGACACCTACAGCGAAAACGGTGCGGTGATGGTGCGGGTTGCGACCAGCCCACCGATCCACGCCGATGGCAAAAAATTTACTATGGCATTTTTTGAAATCGAAATTGAAAGCGGCGCGGGCCTGGCCAGCGGGCAAGGGGCGGATCCGCAAGTGATGTTGGAATGGTCCGATGACGGCGGGGCGACCTGGTCCAATGAACACTGGACGTCGATGGGCCAGCGGGGCGATTTCTCCCACCGTCCCATTTGGCGTCGGTTGGGCCAGGCGGTGAGCCGGATTATGCGGGTGACGATTGCCGAACCCATCAAGGTGGCGATCATCGCCGCCAACACCGATGTGAAGGTGAGACGATGAGTTTATCTCCCGCTCCGACCGATCCAACCAATCGCCGGGCGTGGGTGCGCTGGGCGGATGAGTTGCGCCGCTTCGTGACGTCTTCGGGGGCATTGGCGTGGTCACAGGTCAGCAAAACCGGGTCAAACTTGCAAGATCTTGAAACCCGCAGTCATACGGATTTAAGCGCGATCGGCACCAATAGCCACGCCCAGATCGACACCCATATTGCGGCCCCCAACCCGCACACGGGGACGGCCTCGGCCTCGGCATTGAGCGACCACACCGGGGCGACAACGGCCCACGGCGCGACGGGGGATTTGGTTGGGGTGGGCAACACGGCAACCGCAACGGTGGCCGGGGTGGTGTTGGCCGGGACCCCGGTTGCGGATTTGGCGCAAACGGTTTCGGCCACGCCGACGCAAGCCGAAGTGCAAGCGATTTCGAACAAAGTGGATGAACTTTTGGCAGCCCTGCGAACAGCGGGAATATTGGAGATTTAAAATGGGTCTTTTTTCATCATTGAGTAACATTTTCAGCGGCGCTTCCACTGCGACGGACTGGCTGGGGGTGGCCGACAGCGTTGCGCCAACGCTGGTGTCATTGGCGAGCAACACCCTGGCCGAGCGCGACAGTGCGCGTGCGGCCACGGTGTCTGCCGGGGCATCGGACAATGCGGCGCGCACCCAATGGAGCATGTTCAATCAGAGCCGCGATGATTTAGCGCCCTACCGCGACGCCGGATCGGGGGCGTTGTATCAGTTGGCGGCGTTACAAGGGGTCGATTACAGCGGCGCGCCGGGCACCACCGAAGATCGTCGGCAAACGGCCATGGCCCGGTTTGAGGCTTCCCCGGGATATGATTTTCGGCTTGGGGAGGGGATTAAGGCGCTGGATCGTTCGGCGGCGGCCCGGGGGCGTTTGTTCAGCGGGGCGCAGGCCAAAGGGGTGTTGGAATTTGGCCAAAACATCGCCGCCGAGGAATTTGGCGCCAATCTGAACCGTTTGTCGTCATTGGCCGGGGTCGGTCAGGCGGCAACCGGAAGCACGGCGACCATGGGCGCATACGCGGCCAACGCGGCGGGCAAAAACACGGTCAGCGCCGCCAATGCCCGGGCCAGCGGAATGATGGCGGCGTCCAACATGCGGACCAGCAATCTCAATAACCTTTTGTACATGTACGGAACCTGAAACAGCAACAGCCCCGCCATCGTGCGGGGTTTTATTTTGGAGATTTGCACATGACGCGGTTTATCAACCCGGTTCAAAGCGCATTTGACACCAACGGCGACCCGGTTTCGGGGGCGAAATTGTATTTTTATGCGGCCGGCACGACCACGCCCAAGACGACCTATTCCGACAACGCGCTGACGACGGCCAACACCAATCCGGTGGTGGCGGACAGCGCCGGGCGGTTTGGCGACATTCATCTGGACACCTCCCAGGGCATGTACAAGGTGGTGCTGAAAGATGCTGTTGACGTCACCATTTGGACCCGCGACAACTTGCAAGAATACGGCGTGGCGGCCTTTTTCGAACGCTTTAGCGGCACCGGATCAAAGACCGCCTTCACCCTGTCCAATGACGCCGGCACGGACGAAAAGGGCCTGATGGTGTTCGTCGATGGCGCGATTTTGGACCCACTGGCCGATTACACCGTGAACGCCACGGTCCTGACGTTGACCACCGCGCCCGCGTCCGGCACCAATAACATCGCTGTTTGGGCGGTGTCGGAAACGGTTTATGTCAACGCCGCCGTCGCCAACGCATCGGCGAGCAGCGCGGCGGCCAGTGCGAATGCCGCCGCCACGTCCGCGACCAATGCCGCCACGTCGGAATCCAACGCGGCCACGTCGGAAACCAACGCCGCGACCAGTGCCACCGCCGCCGCCACCAGTGCCTTGGCGGCACAAAACGCCGTCAAGGTGCGCCATACCGTGGCACTTTCGGATGAGACCACGCCACTTGTCGCGGCGGTGGGGGCGGTTACCTTCCGCTCGCTTCTCGCGTTCACGCTTACGGAGGTCCGCGCAAGTCTGACGGGGGCGTCGTCGTCGGGCGTCGTGACCGTCGACATTAACGTCAACGGGGCGACGATCCTGTCAACCAAACTTACAATCGACGCGACCGAAAAAACCTCAACGACCGCCGTCGCCGCCGCGGTGATCTCGACCAGCGCCATTGCCGACGATGCCGAGATCACGATGGACATCGACACGGCGGGCACGGGTGCGACCGGACTTAAAGTGACGATGATCGGGGATCCGGCATGAGCGGCGTAATCTCCATCCTGAACCCGGGACGGTTCCCGCTGTTTCAGGTGCCGGTCGGCACGATTGTCGCGTACTCCGGCACCATCGCCGGGATTCCGAGTGGGTGGACGTTGTGCGACGGCACCGGCGGCACGCCGAACCTGTCGGATCACTTTGTCATTGGCGAGGACGCAACATACACCTACGACACGTCTGGCGGCGCGAGTACATCTGCAATCGGGGGCGTGTCAGGATCTGGCGGCGCTCATAGTTCGGCTGTTCAGAACACCGAAAGCGGAACCAACAGCGTCGGCAATGACGTGGACGGCGTACACACTCACGCCTTATCGGGCACCATGAGCGCGATCCCGGCGGCGTTCTCGTATATCTACATCATGGCGACGGCGGGGGGGCCGCTCCCGGCGCTGGCCGTTCTTTGGCTCAATGACGTGGTGGGCAACATCCCCGCCAACATGACCGAGGAAACAAACCTTCAAGGCCGCTTTGCGAAGGGCGTCAACACCGACACCCGCGCGCCCGTCGGCGGCAATGGTGAAGACGTCGCCCTTACCATGGCGAGTGACGGATATCACGTACACGGGACGCCGGTTGCGGGGTGGGCGATTGGCGGCTCGCCGTATTCGGAGGCCGTCGGCAGAGGCGCTCACAGCGACACGCCGACCAAAACCTTCGATTACAGTTTGCCGCCGTACTTCGTTTTGACGGCGGTGCAAGTAACTTCGGACGCGGTTCCGACAATCTATCTCGTCGCCGGTTATTACGGATCGCTCGCCAGTTTGCCGGGCTATTGGAAGGTGTGTGACGGCACCAACGGAACGCCGAATATGGCGGGCCGCTTGCCGCTTGGCGCGGACAGTGCGACCTACACCCTGGGCGCGACCGGCGGTGCGGCGTCGCGCACGGGCACCACGACCGACGTTACCCACTCGGCATCGCACAAACACGGGTCGAATGCCGATGCCACCGGTGCGGCGACCAGCCAACACGACACATATGCATGGTCGCACACACACACGATCCCGAGCCAAGCCCTCGATATGCCGCCGTGGCATTCGCTTCACTTCATCATGTTGGCGCTTTAAGGAGTTAAACCGATGCCGATCGACATCCCTCACAAGGCCCTTGTTTTGCAGCCGAACGGACATGTTCTTTTGTCGGACGGGTCCGTTATGACCATTTTCCCGGCTCTCGCGGATTTTCTCGCGGATACATCCTTCACCATGCCGACCCGCGTTGTTGATCTGGTGACCGAGACGGCGGTCGCATTCAATTACGAATTTATCGACGGACGCTTGCTTCATGTTGTGCGTTGGCCGGGTGGTGACGTTTCGCGCCTGGACGGCACCACGTGGCCCGAAGCCGACGCCGTGATCACCAACATTGCCGCCATCATCACGGCAAAAGACGCGCGCGAGGCAATTGAAGAGACCGCGCGGGTCGCGGCACTCCCCTACGACCAGCGCCGCGCACGGGCCTACCCGCCGACGGCTGACTTCAACGATGCGAAGGTTAAGCAAGCAAGCGCTGACCCCGTTATGGTTGCCGATGGTCAAGCCCAGGAGACGGCGTATTTGCAAGCGTGCCTCGATGTAAAAGCGCTGTATCCGAAGGTGTAAGCCCATGTTTTCAAAAATCACCGACAACTCCGGGTCGTTTTTTTCGTGGTTCGCCGCCGCGTTCGCGGGACTTATCGCCAATTTGTCGGATCCCAATTTACTGGCCGCGTGGTTGGCTGTCGGGGTGGCGATGGTCCGCATTCTGGTCGATTTGCCGAGGGCGTGCCGCACCGTTCGAGGGCTGTGGTCACGGCGCAATAGGGGAGCTCAAAATGATTAACATTCAACACTTTCGCAATGCGGTGGTCCGTCCGGTCCTGGATGGACTGGGGTTGCGTTCCGCCGCCGCTGAGGAACTGGTGATGGGCACGGCGGCTCATGAAAGCGGACTGACATACCTCAAACAAGTGGGCGGCGGCCCGGCGCTGGGGGTGTGCCAGATGGAGCCCGCCACCCACGATGATATCTGGAAAAACTTCCTCGAATACCGCCCGGTTTTGGCATCTGATTTGCGCGATATGTTCGGCCCGGCGGCGGGCGCGGCAGCGCATTTGGTGTGGAATTTGGCCTACGCGGTGGCGATGTGCCGGATCCATTATCTGCGCGTGAAAGACCCGTTGCCCCAAGTTGAGGATGTGGACGGTTTGGCGGCGTACTGGAAAGCTCACTACAACACCGCCGCCGGGGCGGGCACGGTTGAAAAGTGGCGGGCGGACTATGACCGGATCGTGAAAGGATCGTGAAATGTTTGGTTTTTTAGGGCGGATTTTCGGCACCGAAAAAGCGCTGTCGTCGATTGTCGATGGGGTGTCGAACGGTCTGGATGCGCTGGTGTACACCGACGAGGAACGCGCCGGAGACGCGGCCAAATCGCGCAGTGAGGCCCGCGCGATGGTGATCCAGTGGATGGCCGCCACCCAGGGGCAAAACCTCGCCCGGCGGTTTTTGGCACTGATCATCACGGCCATCTGGTTGTTGCAGTACGTGGGCGCAATGGCACTGGATCTGGCTTCAATCTGGGTGGCGGATGCGGCCAGGCTGCAAGAGGCGTCCGCCGTGATCGGCGAGCGCGCCAGCGCCATGACCGGCGCGATGATGCTGATTTTGGGGTTCTATTTCGCGGCCCCTTATATGGGGGATATCTCCAAGGCGGCGCTGAACAAGTTTGGCGGGGTGGGCAAGGGCCGGTGAGGTGTTGGCCCCCGTTCCAACGGTCTGTACAAAGTTTTGTGAAAGTGATTGTTTTGCGCGCGTTCGGGGCCACATAGGCTTTATTCAGGGGGGTGCGGCTCCGTTCGTTGATTGGTCCATCCCGCACGACTATATGATATGGCGGCAGGTGTAATAATATGACGACAGGTGTGGCGATGAATGACGATAATTCCCAGCCGGTTTCGGCCTCGTCAGTCTCTCAGGGACTGGATTTGTTGAGTGAATTTGCCCATGAAATTCGCACACCGTTAACCGCAATGCTTGGCTATACGGCTTTCTTGAAGGGGGACGGCGATGTGCAACTGACCCCGGAACAAACCCAGGATTTTGCCGAACGCTTGCACAAATCCACGCGCCGGTTGCTGCAAATCGCCGAACGGGTGTTGGACCAGGCAAGCACCGGGGTGGCGGTGGTGAAAAAGGAAAAAATCAATTTCACCAGCTTTAGCGATGAGATCGTTAAAGTCTTTGAAGCCGACGCAAAAGCCCGTGGAATCAACTTGGTGCAAGATATTTCCACAAAATTTCCGGTGCTCAACACCGATCCGGTGGTGCTTTATGAAATGCTCTCGAATTTGATTTCAAATGCCCTGAAATTTACCCCTCGGGGCGGTGCAGTGACGATCAAGGGAGAAGTTGACGTTCATAGCCAGGGCCTGATTTTGGTGGTTCAAGATACCGGCAAGGGGATCCCCGCGACGATTTTGATGCGGATGTTGCAGGGTGCCTCGACGACCACATCGTCGGAACAAGCCGCCCATAAGGGGTGGGGCAAGGGGGTCCAATTTGTGCGCGAAAAAGCCGAACTTTTGGGCGGTGCCCTGGAAATTGAAAATGCCGCTCAAGGTGGCACGGTGGCGTGTATCCGCATCCCCCCCCATTGA